CTGGAGTGGACGTTGGTGACTGGGCTGAGTGGCGCGGAGGAAAATGGATGCCTGGAGAGGGAGCTAAGGGGCAAGGATTTGGTATTCGCGACTACGTTGAGCTTATCGAAGAACTAGAAGGTGAAGACGAAATCTTTGAGCGGTTAATTGACCCCCGTCTTGGTGCGGCAAAGTATCAAGTGCAAGATGGATCATCCTCGATTATCGAAGATTTGAACGATGCTGGCATGGTTTGTATCCCTGCGCCTGGACTTGATATTGACGATGGATTGCAAGCTTTGATCGGGAAAATGGCATGGGATACAACTAAGCCGTTGGATGCTATCAATCGACCGCATTTTTACATCAGCTCTGACTGCGAGAACATTATCCAAGGATTGTCAGAATACACTGGAGAAGGTGGATTAAAAGAAGCTTGGAAGGATGTCATAGACGTTTTACGCTATGCTGCAATCTCAGGAATAGATCATGTTGACAATTCCGTAAGTTTAGCCACAATTCAAGGAGGTGGAGGTTACTAATATGAATACTAAAAAAGAAGCAAAGAAACGAGGACGACCGGCTAAGGTTGTTGAAGAAATAGTGCAAGACGTGCCAGAGTCGCCATTGAAAGCGTTAATTGTAGGAGTTTGCAATAACCCGACATGGTTGAAAGCACGGATCGACGGATTCAGCGTCAACGTGAAATGTCCTGCGCAAATATCAAAAGGCTTGCTAGGAAAGCAAGTTGATGTTATTCTCGTCAATTCCGATCCTGAGGATTACTACCAATATACAGCATGAATGACATTCAACAAATCGAAGATGAATCCCTTGTCTACGTGGACAAGAAGCCTGATATTGGCGCATTATCCAATGCTTACGATACATGCCTAGTTGACTTGGATTACTATTTTGAATCCTGCCTACGTTCTTACAACGACCGCAGAAACATTTGGGATGGTAAATCTGATGACCTACGCAAGAATGGAGCAAACGCTTTCCCATGGCAAGGTGCATCCGACCAAGAAGTAAACGTAGTTGGCGAGCGTATCGACATGTATGTTGCGTTATTTGACCAAGCGTTAGCTCGATCACATATCAAAGCATTTCCAACTTCGATGGCAGCAATGCCAAAAGCAGCAGTAGTTTCTGGCTTCTTGAAATGGATGCGATCATCCTACATTCCTGACTTTAAGCGTCAGATGGAACTAGGTGGCAACTACCTCATGGAAAAAGGCATCATGGTTACCTACGTTGGCTGGAATCGTGAGAAGCGCACTTATTTGCAAAGCGTTAGTCTTGAGCAAATTCAACAAGCATCGCCTGATCTTGTCGAGTTGATTCTAAGCGAGCAAGACGATGCAATGTTGATTGAGTTACTTCAAGACTCATTCCCTGATCTTTCTACTAAGCGAGCAAAGAAGGCAATCAAAGACCTACGCAAGATGGGTGTTGCTGAAATTCCGCTCTCCCGCCAAACTGTTGACTGCCCTGTAGTTTATGCTTGCGCTCCCGATGGCGAGGTAATGTTTCCATCTTACATCTCAGATCCACAACGCGCACCATACATGTTCTGGCGAACATTCCTCACGGCTCAAGAGCTTGAGAAAAAGGTGACAAATGAAGGATGGGATAGGGACTGGGTGGATAACGCTATTGAAACTCTCCGTGGAAAAGATTCCATGTATCTTGATGGCGAGAAAGTAAAGACTCAAACTCGCTTGCCAATTACCGACGACAACGATCTTGTTATGGTAGTGTATGCGTATCAGCGTTTGATTGTCGAAGAAGATGGCTCCGAGGGCATCTATTGCACCGTGTTCCATCCACAAACTGATGGGTTTGCCAAGCATGAGCTTCTCAACGGCTACGATGACTACCCATTTGTGGTAACTCGGTTAGCTAACGATCAGAAGCGGATGTATGAAGTGCAGACCTTCTCCGACATTCTTCGCGGTCCTCAGATGCAAATCAAGACCGAGCGTGACAGTCGTATCGACCGTGCGTCTTTGGCAACATTGCCTCCTCTTATGCATCCTGCTGGACGACCACCTGCTGATTGGGGTCCTGGTCGCAGAATTGGAACTCGCCGTTTGGGTGAAATTACTTTTGGTCCGATTCCTCCGCAAGATAATGGTTCTGTAGAAAGCGAGCTTTCCATGCGTGGACAAGCAGACCGTGCTATTGGACTTGATCTCACAAATCCATTATCATCGGCACGCCAACAGTATTATATCGGAAAGTTCCTAGACCACGTTAAAGATGTGCTTACAATGGCATGGAAGCTATATCAGCGAATGGGGCCAGATGAAATCTTTTTCCAAGTTACTGGTAACCCTAACCCACAGGTAATGACCAAGGGTAGCCCTGATGAGAACTTCTCAATCATGGTGTCATTTGACTCATTGTCTAGTGACCCAGAAACAGCAGAGACTCAGTTGAAGAATATGGTATCTCTTGTCCAACTGGATCGCAATGGCATTCTCGATGTAAACAAACTACTAGAGTTCGCAGCATCTTCGATCAATCCAATCTTTGCGGATTACGTTCTGCAACCAGCGGAAGAGGCACAGCAGAAGGTTCAGAAGAACGTAACCGATGACCTTGCTAAAATCTTTGCTGGCATCGAAGTTCCCGCTCAACCTAACGGCGCACAGATTGCAATGCAGATGGTTCAGGCATACGTCCAGCAGCCCGATGTTGCGGCTAGAGCGCAGTCTGACGAGGCTTTCGCTGCTCGCTTGCAGAAATACATGGGGCAATACCAGATGATGATGATGCAAGCCCAGAACGCTGAGATAGGCAGGCTTGGTACGGCTCCAGCACAGATGGGCGGTGTAACAACTCAAGGAATGGAACAATAAAAAAGTTGCAATTCTTGCGGAAATCTCTAAAGTTCTCGCACACATGAACGCAACCGCAGAACCAAAAAAAGAATTCACGCTGAAAATCTACCAATGCCCTGATGGGTCTTGGCGGATTCTTTCCGAGGATTACATTAACGAATGGGGAGATTACAAGCTCCGCAACTTGACCGCCGATCAGGTAGCTATTGAAATCAAAAAACTCCTATAATGATGCAATGAAAAAGAAGTCCACAGTCAACGCAGCAGGGAACTACACCAAGCCTACCATGAGGAAAGCATTATTCAACAAGATCAAAGCTGGAACAAAAGGTGGTGATCCTGGAGAATGGAGTGCCAGAAAAGCACAGCTCCTCGCTAGTGAGTATAAGAAGAAAGGAGGTTCTTACCGATGAAACCATCCCAGCAATCACTAAAGAGTTGGGGTGACCAGAAGTGGCGAACCTCCGATGGCAAACCTAGCAAGGGCAAAAAACGATACTTGCCAGATGCTGCATGGAGTGCGCTTAGTCCTTCCGAAAAAGCGTCAACTAATCGCGCTAAAGCAAAAGGTAATGCGCAAGGTAAACAATTTGTAAAGCAACCTAAATCAATAGCTAAGAAAACATCCGCATACCGATGAGAAACGCTAACCTACCAAAGTGCCGAGTATATGTTCGTTGCGATGCCTTTGGTGGCAGCGAGACGGAGTATGAACCTGCATGGCTAGTCAGCGTCCGCGCAATGCGTAATCGTCCATTCTGCTTCCAAGTATGGGTGGACAAATACGCTGCTTGCTTTGACAAGATTCCTCCACATTGCGTTTACTGGTATGAGCCAGATGGAGAGCAAACAAATCTGCCTCTTCACAAGGTGCAGCTATGGGAGTGTTTGTCTGGCAGCATCGAAGTATGGCAGAAAAGCCAGCTTTGCGATGTTCCAATGCTAGTCAACATGGGCAAAGGATGTGAGCCGATGAGTGGACATTACTGGTTCACAATTGACTTTCTTCCTGAAGGACAAGCTGCTGGAACGCTAGACATCGGTGATGTTGAGCTTCTGGAAGAGCATAAAGAAGGAAACGTGGTAAAGCTGTCGAATGGTCAGATTGCAATCTATCCAAACAATCGTTTGAAATGGTTGCCAATCAGCTTAGTTAAAGAAGGTGCCGCTGAGTGCATCCCTAGTTGGAATGTTGCTACAAACGAGCAATGGGATGACTGGTGGCAAGACTCAACGGAAATACTTGGAGACGCTAAATGGGCTTACTAATATGGAAAAAAGATTTAAGAAAATTGTAACAAACCCCGCTACTGGTCGTAAGAAAACCATCAAGTATGGGCAAGCAGGTAAAGCTGCTGACGGTGGGGATCGTATTCGTCCTGGCACTGCCAAAGGGTCAAGTTATTGCGCTAGAAGCTACGGCATCAAAAAACGCTTGCCAGAAGCCCAGCAAAATGATCCTAATACACCCAACAACTTAAGTCGTAAAAAATGGCGTTGCAGCGGAAGTAAATCAATGAAATAACTCTATGAAAAAAACTAAATCATGTGGCTGTAACCACGAAAAGATGGAACGTAAAGGCAAAGGCAAAGGTTACGTTGAAATTGAAATCAAGATGGGTAAGATGCCTAAGAAATCACCTAAGCGTAAATGACACCACTACCTAAACCAACTATTGTCCAAGCTGTTGAAGCTCTATCTGACCGTGATGAGTTCAAAGCAATTATCCAATTCATCCGAGATGAGCGCGAGCGTTTTTTTGGTGACTTGCGCCAATGCGTAGAGCCAAACGAGGTCATGAAAATTGTCGGCAGCGTTGCCACTCTGGATGAGCTTTTGATTCTCTTGAAAAAAGAAGGTTGACATCCGCCCACATTCTGCTTTTATTTCCTCGCTGTTTTGTTTTCAGCTCTTGTGTTCAGAGACCCGTAGAGATTAAACCCTCTACGGGTTTTCTTTTTGGATTAGCAAGTAGGTAAAAATTGCAGTTCATCAAGCATATCGCTTGGATCTTCTTTCCCGTTTGCCATCGCCTCAATCCACAGTGCTGGGTCAATCACTGTTGTGTATTGCCATCCTTCTTTTAGAAGTGTTGCCTCTTCCTCCTCGTCAAGTTCCCCAGCAAAGTAGCATTTTATCACTCCATTAAGAGTATAAATAAAAAGTGCTTTGTCTATTCGATCTGCTTTGAAAAACACTATTGGTTTTGATTTATTGGATTTGTAATCTGGACTCCATCCTACGTGTCCTACTTGAAATTTATCGTTCATATTTTTGTGTGTGCGGGGTTAGTTTTTTGTTTTCATTGCATTATCCAGTCACGAATTACCGTTAAAATCCAAGGGTGAGCTGCAACAAACCCCAGCGTTACCGATAAAAAGAAAAGAGTAATTAGTGACCAGTCTAGTGATTGAATAAAGTTGATTAGTTTCATTTTTGTATTTGTTGCGGGGTTATTTTGCTTTTTCCATGAGTTTAAGCAAGAATTATTTTGCATGAAAAATCTGATTGCAAATGTTTACTATTGACAAATGCACTACTTTTGCGTTAACGTCCTCGCGAATCGCACCGCCGAGCGTAAATGGCGTTCCTAATATGAGTAATCCAGAAGCTACCGCTGAAGCTATTGAATCAGTGTCAAACATGTCATTTGAAGAGCTTGTAGCTCAGAGAACGGCAAGACATAACCCCGAACCTGAATCTGAGGAGCAACCCGAAGAAGAAGTAACCGAAGTAGAAGAGGAAGAAATTCCCGCCGATGCAGAGGAAACTGAAACTGAGGAAGAACCCGATGAGGAAGAGGAGGAGCAGGAAAGTGAAATTGATCTACTGTCGTTGACAGCTGAACAGATTCAATCCTTAGCCAAAAAAGGTAAGAGCCGATTGCTGCAACGCATTGGCGAGCTAACCGCTCAGAAGAAAGCCTTAGAGGAGAAGATTCAATCTCAACCAGCAGTCAAGGAAGTCCCTCAAGACGAGAATCCATTTCGTGAAATTTCATCATTCGATGACTTGAAAGCGAAGTATCAAGAACTTGAGAAAACCCTTGAAACAACAGATGAGCTATTGGAGGAATATGAAGATTATCGTCCCGATGATATTATCTTAGTAGGAGACCGAGAGTTTACCAAGCAGCAGATCCGCAAAGCTAACCGCAACTCCCGTGACGCATTAACAAAATACCTTCCTGCTCAACAAGCGCATCTCCAGCAGATCGCCCAGCTTGAACAACTGAAGGGGCAATATTTTGCTGCTGCACAAGAAGAAGTTCCAGACATCAATGATGAAACCACTGCTGTAGGGAAACAATTCAAGGATTTAATGTCTGACCCGCTTATCGAAAAGCTACGCAAACAAGTTCCTGAAATTGGCTATCAAATCGAATACATTCTGGCACATGCTGCCAACTCAATCAACGGAGGAACAAGGATTAAGAAGCAACCTGCGGTGGGGAATAGACTGAAAGTCAGTCCATCATCTTCTCCATTTGGAGCGGGAGCTGCGAAATCCTCAACATCCTCTAAGAGTAAAGTTGCAGATGCATATACACGCTTTGAAAAGAGTGGAAGTCCAGAAGAATGGGTTGCTGCACGAATCGCTAAATACAAATAATTTTAACTTACTAATATTATGCCTATCTCAAATACTTATCAACCATCCGCCCCAGCCGCTAAAACTGGCACGGGTTCCGCCGTATCCAACCGTGAGGATCTCAGCAACGAGCTTTCCATCCTCGCTCCAGAAGAAACACCTATCCTGTCGCTTTGCAGCAAAGGTAAAGCATCCGCCACCTTCTCTGAGTGGACTGTTGACTCCTTGGCTGCTCCAGCAACGACTGGTATCAGTGAAGGTTCCGATGTGACTTCGTTCAGCGACAAGTTCGCCGACCGCGCTCGCCTTGGAAACTACATTCAACTGATGCGCCGTGACTACTTGGTGTCCAACCTTCAGCAAGCTGTCACTAGTGTCGGCCCTGCTAACGTGGCCCAAGCAGAAGCTAAGTCCATGCGTGAAATTAAGCGCGACATCGAAGCAACCATCGCTTCCAACAACGAGATGACGGTTGAAAACGGTGCTGGCACTCCTTACGGTATGCGTGGTCTTGGCAAATGGATTCAATCCACCGCCCAAGCAACCAATCCAGTTCCTGCTGCATATCTCACTCCATCTGGTTCGATTATCACATCGACTCTTAGTGAGTCTTCGTTTAACACAATGATCGGTTCGATCTTTGCTAAGAACGGTGAGATGAACAGCTTGACACTTGTTGCTAACGTGGCACTTCGCCAACTTATCAGCAACTTCACCCGCGCAACTCCTGCTTCCGCTGGTGTTACATACCACGTCAACCAAGACGCTACGAGCAAGCAAATCACCCTTTCGGTGAACTTGTATGACTCTGACTTTGGTCTTGTGAAGATTGTCAACGGAAACCCAAGCTGTATGCCAACTGGTTCGACCAACGTGGGTTATGTCCTTAATCCTAAGTATCTTGGCTTCAACACCCTGATCCCAATGGGTGCTACTCGCCTGGAGAACCAAGGTGGTGGCGAGCGTGGTTTCATCGACGTTGCAGGAACTCTGTGCGTTAAGCATCCACAAGCTCACGGCAAAATCGCTTACTCATAATCCTAACTAACTAGAAATAATAATATGGCTAAATTAACTAACAACGAGCGTTCACCTTACACTGACGTTATTCGCCTTACGGCTACTGACCTTATTGCCATTGGCAATGGTGGAACCCGTCAAATTGCAACAATTCCTGCTGGCGGTGCTGTGTCGCTGTGCGCAGTAATTGAATCCGTTGCTGTCGCAGGCTCCACAAGCCTTGTTGTAAACATCGGAACCACATTGGCAGACCCAGATGAGTTCATCGACGCACTTGACGTTGATGCAATGACCACTGGCCAGCCAACATTCAACACTGGTGATGTGTTTGTGCAAACTGCTGGGAATACTACCATCGCTGGTGGCTACCTTCCAAAAGCTGCTGCATCTGCATCTACGCCAGTTTACATCAAAGTGACTGATGCTGCTGTTGCAAGCATTACCGCTGGTGAAATCATTATTGGTCTTGAGATTCTTGATCTCGCCCAATATCTTGCCTAAACACTAACTGGGGAGGGAGGTTAAAATCTCCCTCTCCTCTTTTCTTATGTTCGCAGAAGAAGAAATCAACGCAGCCCTTGTCCGAGAATTATGCTCTGGTCGGAAGTTTATTGAAAGCCTGGAGAAGCGTCGAGAAATCGAAGCATCGGCTGAAGCACGAAAAATGCGTGAAGTGAAATCCATTGCAGGTAAGCCTGTTGGATCTATTCCGCAGCGCGAGTATTTACTACTTGCAAACAAATACGGGAACGAATGTTGGGATAACCGCGAGTTCGTTCGTGACTTTTTCAAATCACAATCACACCTGAAAGCAGGTAATATTTAATGCAAACTAGAACCTACGCTGAACTACTTTCTTTAATCCAAGCGTTAAGCGGGGTTGTATTTGCTACTCTCGAACTTGGGCGAATCAAAGCACTGATTAACCGCCGAGCATTAAGAGCATTTCGTTCAACAAACTACTGGCCTCGCTTCCTTAAAATCGGGGAAGAGAGAGCAGTGGTGGCTAGTGTTGTCCCATATACTGAGACTGATAAAGACTCTATTGACACATACCTTCGTATTCACAAGCAAGCTCCATGGCTTAATCGGTCAGTGCAGGAATACGACATCATGGTTACCGCTGAAGGTGCCACGTTGGTCGCTGGTGATCTTAATCCTACGGAAGCCTATGTGACATACAAGCGGCAGTTCACAGACACGTTTGGAGACGCGCAAGATGAATCCACAGCGATTCCTGCTGAATGGTTCCAATACATGGCACATGGCACTTACGCTGACTACCTTCGTGCAGAAGGGCAGCAAGAGAAGGCGGCATTGGCAGATCAGGAGGCGGATATGCTCCTCCAAGAAGAAATGATTCGCATTGACGAACAACATACTTTACAGATGGTAGCAAATAGAGTATTTACCAACGCGAACATGCAGATTCGATACTAATGAACTATTCACTTGGAAATATGCTTAGTAGAGGTGGAGCTTTGAATCCTGACGGGTTAGCTCTTGACCTCCAGTTTGCCGCTGATAAAACACTAACGGCTCGTCGTGGTCCAACTCCTAC